GTCTTTTTATTTTTAAACTTTATGTAACCCATGAGGGCTCCTTTCTGGTGCTCTTACGGCTGCACCCGCCGTCTGATCTACTACACTAAATGGCAAGTTAGATAACATTAGTACAAAAATAGCAAATGTTACAATTAATGCAGTTGCTCAAGATAAGACACAAATTATTAATGCTTTAAATACATATAACACTCAAATTCCATCAGGTATATGTATAGTTAATTTTAAACCTGATAGCGAAAGGAATTATTATAGCGGAGTCATTACCCAAAAAATAAATGATACTTACGGACTCGGAATAGTTTTTTCATATTATAATAAATCAACTGTATGGATTCGTTTGGACAATAGAGTATGGAAGGATACTTAAAATGGTAATCAAGCAAAAATAATATAACTTACCGTTCTTGTCCCACTACCTATAGGTAACATACCTCCATCATAAAAATTTAAACCTACATTGTTTTTATCTATAGCATAAGAGAATACAATGTTTTGATTAGATATACACATTACCTGAATACCATAATTACCTGTAATATTGAGATTATGTGTTAATATAGCTGTGCTATCATTGTTTACTGTAACTGTAGCAGTATCAAGATATATAACTGAAATATTCGCTAACTTGCCATTTAACTCAGTATATGTATCCGCTACCGCCTTGGCATCCGGCACGTAGCCGGTCACCTTGGTAGCCAACAGATCCTCCTTTGTTGTGATCATCTGAGCAAATGCCGGGGCTGTCAGATCGGCAAAAAACTTCTTGATCTTACCCATGATTACGGACAGTTTTTCTCCGGTCGCAATGTTAGAACGGCTGGATGCCTGGGTAAAAGCCACGGTCATGTTGTCAGCCACAGTAGGCGTATCTCCTTTAGGTCCCTGTTCTCCTGTATCTCCCTTTTCTCCCTTCGGGCCGGCAGTTCCGGGATCTCCCTTAGCTCCTGTATCACCCTTGATGCCTTTAAGATTACAGGCGTATACCCACTTTGCTACCGTAGCCACTCCGCCAGTTGTGCAACGATATGCATTTCCGGTATCTGTGTTAAGATACATATCTTCTGCAAGTGCATCCGATATTCCTGTGCCGCTAAATACTGTAGGTGTGGTGCTTGTCCCGGTAATCGCGGTACCTTCTGTCCAGCGTGAGCCCCGGATTCCCTGATCTCCCTGTTCTCCCTGCGGTCCGGGAATTCCCTGACCTCCTTGTGGACCTTTAAAATTACCAATTAATACCTTTGCCATAATCCATCCTCCTATGCATCCGGTGTTATATAATAGATATTTCCATTGTCATCCGTAGAAAATTGTGGTGCATCTGCTCCATCCGCGTAATACGCCCACAGGTTCCCCTCCGCATCCCCAGAAAGAGTAAACAAACCGTTTATAGGCACGGTTACCCCACTGTCTCCGCGCTCTCCCTTTTCTCCTGTATCCCCCTTTTCGCCTTTTTCCCCTTTTTCGCCTTTTTCCCCTTTCGGACCCTGAATGCCTTGAGGACCGTTAAATTGACCGGTCTCCAGTTTTTGTGTAACATCTTCCACCAAATCCTCTGCGTGTTTGCTGGTGGTCTGCGCAGATTCCGCAGACTTTGCTGCTGCCGTTTCGGATCCTGCTGCCGCCGTCGCACTTGCACTGGCATTATCGGCGGATATCTCTGCCTGCTCCGCAGACACCCTGGCGGATTCCGCGGACTTTGCTGTTGCCGTCTCGGATCCTGCTGCCGCCGTCGCTGACTTTGCCGCTGCGGTCGCGGAGGCGCTTGCATTCTCGGCTTGCACAGTGATGTCCGCCAGATAATTTGGTTGCAACTTATCTGCGGTGATACTGCCATTTTTGATGTCTGCCTTTACCTTGCCATCGTCTCCTACTGTCCAGTAAATCGTGCCCGAATCGAGAAATTCAAACTGTGTGATTAGCGCTGAGAGATCCACGGACTTCTGCGTGCCATCATCCAGCGTGATGATCAGCTGCTGTGCATCCGGATCATAGTCAAAATTGACCGCCAGTTTTTCCAGCATGGTATCGATGACCTGCTGTGCGCCGGAGACCGCCGTGATTGTAAACTTACCAGTAGTCTCATCATAATCAATCTTATTGATGCAGGACTGCGCATCGACCTTGTCAAACTTGGTGAGTTCATGCGTGATCACACGGTCATCAATGGTGCTTACACCCTGACTCAGCTTATCCAGATTACGCTTATTCAGCGGTGTGTTGATTGACGGCTTATTTTCCCAAACGGTAGGTTCATACGCTTTCTGCATTCTGCTCTTCCCCTTTCTCTTCTTTCTGTTTTTTCTCCAGTGCGTCTCTGACCGCAATTTCCATTAATAATTCTTCCTCTGCACGCCGCTCCTGCTTTATCAGGATATCCTGCAAAGCCATACGCTTGACTTCCTCCGGCAACCCGGAACTATCCACAAAGTTTGTAATTGCCTGACTAAATTCCCTGATTTCTAAATTGCTCATTCTTAATCCTCCGGTCCCAAATAAGTAATAACAGTCCCACTAATGGATTTTGTTCTCCACGCAACTACCGTACCTTTATAATTCATATAGCCCGACACACCGATAGCTCTTACGCTGACCAGATCAACGCTTGATAGCTTATTTACGATAGTCGCAGCGCTGATTCTGTCCGCTTTAATCACACCGGAGGATGTCCAGTTGGCTACTTCCATGTAATTAGCCTTTACGGTTCCGGCACTGATATAGTTGGCTTCTACCGTTCCCAAACGGGCGCTTACACCATTCAGATCAGAGACTGTCACATGATCTGCTTCCAGGCTCCCCACGCGGCCACTGACGGCGTTCAGAGAGTCAATGGTTGCCTTGGTGGCAATCAGGTTGTTCAGTTCCAGTTTTGCCACATTCAACGTCTCTATGGTGGCATATTTGCTGACCAGTTCATCCGCATTTACCACACCGACCAGGTCTATCCGTTCTGCCTTGATCTTGATGCTTTCCGCCGTCTGATTGATCTCCGATACGATATTGTCCTTGGATACCTTGGTAAGGATCTGCTGTGCATTGATGCTGATCTGCGTGGACAGATTCTGGTTGATATCTTTCATTTCCAGACGAGTTTCATCCACCGTCCTGGTAAGCACATTTGTTTTTCCCTTTAACTGGATAATCTGCTTCTGCAGTCCATTAACCTGTCCGGTCCTGTACTCCTCACCCTCCGCTGTATAACTGTCCCGGAGTGCCTGGATGCCTTTCAGGGTTCGCTGCAGGATGTAAGTGTACACATCTTCACGGGTCGTATGTAACAAAATGCCATCCCCCACCTCCAGGCAGGGATTGCCGCGGGCTTCCACCTGTGCCGGACGGTACCATACGACACCGATCACGCTGAGGACATTGTCTGCGATAGTCTGCAGTTCTGCCGCAGACTTGCCATACACCAAAAAGTTATCCTCTATGATGTAACAGTTATTACCGGTACCGGAGATAGCACCGATGTCGTTCTCTTCCTGCCGGATCTGCAGCTTATCAATATGTTGGACTACAAAATCCTCATACTGGCAGGAGATATAATTGCTACGAGATACCTCTGTGGTGCCTATCGGATCTGCAGGATAAAGGTCATCTGCCGGATACAGATCATCCGCCGGATACAGCCCCTCTATCATCTGCTCCAGCACCACATACCGTAATTTTCCATTTCTGCCGATATGTCCAAAGCAGCCATTGATCTCACAAATAGCCTCAATAACTGTCTTTCCTGGGAGTTCTTCGGGATCTATGGTTTTTTCTATTACCATATCATCGTTAACCAGCGTGATTTCTTCCTGCTCCACGCCGACATAGGCACAAAAGCTGTTGCGAAACTGCCGAAGTTTCATCGGAAATGCCAGGCTGTTATACCACCTGGATACCTCTGCATTCAGGATGTCGTACATGGCATCATAAGCTACGATATCTTTATACAGTCTGTCAGCTGTCGGTTTGTCCGAATATACCTTATACTCCCCCAACTGATATGGTTCGTCCTGACCTGCAAGCAGACTTGACACTTTCATTTTCTTGCCTTTGAAATTTTCTATCGTATCTAGCACCTTTATTTCAAAGGACGATGCATTACAGCATCCAAATCGCAGCTCCTGTTCATCGCATATGGACTCCGTTATCGTCATGGTCTCTGTCTGGTATTCAGCATTAGTCAGTGTTGTGCCTGACACCGGACATTCAATTATTAACTGTTTTTCTACCGAATCATCATAAAACAGATTCTTAATGCTGTTCTCCATTTAATACTCCGTCAACGTAAGTGTAAATTCATTGTATTCGATGTCTTTTTCATCCTCGCTCAATGTATGTATTGTATAGGTAGTATCAGACATGTAGAAAACACCTGTGGCATATTCCAAAGTTTCATCATTCCAATATGTGCACCTTACCCTTCGCTGGTTCTTTTCCGTCGTCGGAAGAGTTGCAAGTCCAATTGCATTATCAAATGCCATCCGTTCCTTAAGATTCATTTCCCGAATATTCAGCTTTAATTTTGTTTTGAAGTTCGGAGACGTTTCCCTATGTAACAAAATATTTGCATCTCTGTAGGCATCTATTTCCACTCTTTGGTTTGGAGTGCTCTCCCATCCATCAGCCAGCAGGAATGAATTAGGGAGAGTCACATCTCCGAATTTAATTAGCCATCCATTGAATTTTCCCGGCATTGCTCTCCCTCCTTCCTAAATAAATGCACTCTGTCCATGTGTATTCTTGTACATCCGATCCTGCCGCACCGTTTCCCGGAAGATCTCCCGCTCATTCAACTTTGCTACAAATGTATATGTACCGCCACCGTTTTCCGCCTGTGCCTGCTTAAATGCCTCGATCATAGTTGCTAACGGTGTCTCAATGTTGGTCTGCCCTCTGGGCTGATCACCCAGGATTGCCGCAAATGGTTTGCCACCCTGGATCACTGCGCCATCTGCAAGTCGTGGCAAATCTGTCGGAATATTCTTTAAATTTGGGCTCCATGTCTGTCCACCCCATTTAGGTACCCAGTCGGGGATATCAATTTTAAATGAATTGATTGCATCAATAAGAGTATTCAAACCATTCAACCATAACTTTAAAAATGATTCAGCAATTATGTTACCGAGATTAGTAGCTTTCTTTGCATACACAATAATTGCATCAAATGCTCCCTTCCAGTCTCCTACAAATACACTCTTTACAAATTTTCCCAGCAAATTTAATTCATCTTTTAATGTAGACAATGCCTCCTCACCATTTCCGGCCCACACAACCACACCTGCTATAGCAGCTATTACCGCCATTACAGCACCGACAACTACAGTTGCAGCTCCGCCGAGTGTAATAAACACCCCGGCCAGTATCGCACCGGCAGAGATCAGCAATAATGTCATATTCTTGGCATTCAAACCGTTTTCTGTGATATCCTTCAGTGCCAATATCAGACCGGCTGCTCCTCCGACAATCAGTCCGATTCCTGCGGCTATCGGTCCAAACAATATCAATAACCCTACAACCGCCAGTGCCAGTCCAGCAACATATCCAACAATACCTTCCCAGTCCACACCGTTTTTCCACATTTTCACGTAGTTGTATACCATCAATGCGGCTCCTGCGATCAACATCATAAGTCCAAGTACCTCCGGCAAGTATGGTGCCAGTTCTTCTAAATCTTTCAGCAGACCAGCTATTCTCCATGCAAGCAGAGTGATTCCAATAAATACAGCCAGTGGCTTTATGATCTTCAATAATTTCTTAGCCTTTTCCAGCATTTCCACCATTTTAGGATTCACAGAAGCTTCTTCAAAAGCATCCTTACCAGTCAGCTCTCCTCCACCTGCCGTAGTTCCTCCCTGATCGCTAAGTACATTCAACTCGTCAAATGCTGCCAGCGCTTTCTTTGCAGACTTCGTAGTAGTGTCCAACGACTTTGCATAATCAATATTCTGCTTTTTTGCCCGAGTATAAGTACTTTTCCCTTGCAGGATTGCCATAAACTGGGCAATTGCATCCGCCGCCTTGATCAGCCAGTTAATGAGCTTTACCAGATATGGGATAGCCATATTGACGATAGGTTCAAACGCTGCTGCCAGGCTGTTCTTAAACTGGGCACAGCTACTTTTCAGTGCAGACATCTGTGCATTATAGTCCTTGGAATATTGAGCAAGATTATGGAAGCCTTCTTTCATAGCGGATACCATTGCATTGAATCCCTTAGATATCCAATTAAATATAAATAAACTCAGCAGAATTCCCTTCAGTCGGCTTGCCATTGTAGATAACAGGCCCCCCGATTTCTTTGCACTGGTTCCGCAGGAATCCAGTGCTTTTCTTCCCTTGGATTCCAGTTCAGAAAAACCATTCCGGATTGTATGGACCTCTTTGTTGATTTCTGCAAGTCTGGCAGACAGCTCATCATATTCCTGATATCCGTCTGTGACTCCAGCCTTTTTCAACAGTGCCATCCGTTCTATGATCTGCTCCTGCTCCTGCATCAGGGCAACCATATTCTGATCAGCTACCACAGCATTGTTTTTTATATCAATCAGCTGTTGTTCTGCTGCCTGCTGCTCTCTGATCTTCTCTGCAATCTTCTCTTCCTTTTCGCTGACCTTATCAGCTGCACTGGCCTGCTGGTCAATCTGAGCCATGATTGCGTCTGAATTATACTGCTGATACCCTACCGTGTCCTGCGGAATCGTTGCTTCGCCTACCGCAGCGCTGGCCTTAGCCATTTCTGCCGCTGCCTCTTCGGCTTTCTTCTTATTCCGCTCCATGATACTGTCAAAATTCTTCTCGAATTTATCCCAGTCTTCTTTTGACCATCCCTCCGGTGTCAGGCTGGTGTCCTTGGCTTTCTCCTCCAGTTCATCCAGTTTTTTTTCGATGTGTTCAGCACCCTTATCCAGTTTTGAATTGTCCAGATCAGAATGTAACCTGATCTCAGTATCGTACTTTGCCATGATGCCTCCTTAATCAAAAAAGAGCCTGCTGACACCTATGCGGTATCAACTGGCTCACTGGCTCTCTGTCGACTTATTGATTTTGGCATATTTCATAAATTCATCTATTCTTGCCTGCTCCTCAGGTGTGATTTTCTCATCCTTTGGTGCCTTAATACAAAATATCTTTTTGGCGCTCCTATACGCGCTTTTCTCTTCCTGCGACATTTTTGAAGTAATCTTTTTCTGCCGTATATCCATTACATGTGTCAGGGAGTTCTCCTGAAGATTTCCCAACAGTCCCATAAATACAAACCAGTGCATCTTTGCCTTATTCAGATCTATATGATACTGGTTACGGAAGGCTGCATATATTCTCCACTGGTCCATATCCCAGTCCATGATAATATCTTCGTTTTTCTTCTGTTGATAGTTGTCATGGTTAAATTCTGTCATGAACCATTCAATCGCCTTCGCGGCTTCCTGCGGTTCCGGACATTCCTTGGGAAATAGCAAATACGATGCAATATAAAATCGCTCCATATCCGATAAATCAGGATCCGACATGCACATGGACATTTTTATTCCCGTCCGGAAAGAAGCTGAAATAGGATATCCTTTCCAGTCTGTCGGAAGCTGATCCAACATAATATTAAACATATAACTCCCCCACTATTTATGGTGTCTTCGGTTTTGACGATTCCTGTTGTGATTTATGCTTCCGCCATCTCTTTCTCTGCTGTATTTCTCCCAAAGTTCCTTATTTCTTCCGTTTGCATATCTCTGTGCAATCGGGATAATCTGATCAAAAAAATCAGTAATCAGGATCGGACTCGGTGTGATCTCGCCAAATACCTTCTTGCAGGTCCTTTCTCCGAACACTCTGTCAATGTCGGACATGATCTCGTTAGTTTTTCCAATCATGATCCGAAGCTGCTCTATTTCCGGTTTTCTCGTAAATTCTTCCGTAGATACATATTTTTTAACTTTTTCCAGATTATCTATCAGTTCTGTGAAATCTGCATAGAATTCCTGACTTCCAAAATTGCAGACAATCGTATCGCCATTGTCATTTACCTGTACTTCTGTGCCACCCTTAATAGCATTAATTTTTTCCATATATTACCATCCTCTCTGAATGTGATGGACGACAGAGAGGTGCGCCCACCACATATGTTAATATTGATTAACACCTGTATTATTTTGCGGAATCCGCTGTGAATGTATTGGTTGTGATATTAAATTTACCTTTGATATCATCACCAGCCTGCTTTACACTAAGCACATTGTGAACGTAATCCCCGCCATCTCCACCATTGGAAGTAACAGATACTGTACACGGCACCTTGATTGCTTTATAGGTTCCTTCCTCACCCTGTACCGCATCTTTTAAGCGCAGTCTTATAAAAGATGTGTGAGCCTTCGCGCCTACAGGAAGATCATCCACCAGTTTATCGATCATTTTCTGGACATCATCATCTTCACAGTCTTCCTTATCCACATCAAATGCTCTCTGATAGGACTTTACCTTATTGGACGCCTTTGCCATATTAATGTAGTGCTTCGTATCCTCTTCCGGGTTCATCTCCTCTGTGAGGGATTCTACGCCATCGCCCAGCAGTGCATACTTCTGTTCTTCGGCTCCCATAGTGGTATCAATGTAATGCCTTAAATCTTCTCTCATTTTTCCTGAGCTCCTTTCTTATATTCGATAAAAATTGTCATTTGATACAATGCTTCGTTCTGTCCATTCTCTCCCATAAAAAACGGACTTGATACTCCTACTGTTTTGACGTTTCCACCCTGGATATCAGGAAAGTTTCTGTTACGGTTCCTATCCTCGATCCAGTCCGTTAACTGCTCCATCCAGCTTCCGTTTTCGATGCAGCTTTTATCCGTCTGAGTATCCAATCTTACCACGAATTGATAGTAGTCCTTGTGGATTTCGACCCCGCTGATATACTTTCTCACATTAGTCATAGGTTCCTTGACTAACGCAAAATTGACATTGCTGCGCATCCGATCTGTGTCGATATGTTTCATACTCTCCGGAGAGAATTCTTTCAGCCATTTGATAATGGATTGTGATACCGTCATTTTAGCAACTCCTCCTGAAGTTTCTTCTCTATCTTTTCAAGTCCTCCATTCTGCAGCATACGGTCTGCCCAGTGTGCCCCGCGCAGTGTACCGTTACCATATTCCAGGCTTCGTTTTGTAGGCACCTTATCTACATCTTTTCTGGATCTCCAACCATTGTCTGTCTTGAAACCCGCGCAATGCAGGTCCGGATCCTCATAGACGATGCCTTCCCACATATAATGTGCATACGGTTTATTCCACACAACATCTGCATCATTTTCTATGTGTCCACTTAAACTAAGTCCACCATCAGCTAATGGGATATATGGATCTGATAACTTCAATATTTCATTCGCGCAGATCTGTTGCAGCCTACCTTTTTCTTCCAGTCCCAATGTCTTTATGCATACACCCGGATTGAAATTACGAGTTACTTTCAGAGTATGAAATCCAGTTTTTGCCATATTTCACCTGTTGCACCGGTGCAACTTTACCTTCCCACAACTTTTATGTTCTTCAGTCGAATTCTTCCACGATTGTCGGATACCTCCGTAACGGTAACTGCATACTGGAAATCTTCTTTCAGATCCGTCAGGCGATAGTGTTCTCCTATCTCTTTTTCTGATTCTCCCAGGACCAGCTTATCCTGGTTTGTTCGTACATCCAGTGTCCAGTACTCTGCTGCCTCTTCCGCTGACAACTTCCGGAATTTCTGCGGCTCCAGGTAAGGTTTGTTGCCATATTCCCTCTGGAAGTCCACCGTGATGCTCTCAACCTTGCTTTCCGTCTGCACTCCGCCGGAAGATGTTACATCCGTTTTATTGTGACGCCACTGAACTCCCTTCACTACTGATCTGAGCCATACTTCTTCGTCTGTCTTCGTATCTCTATGGAAATTATAGACTGTCATAGTATCCGTAAAAAGAACACTCATAGCGCACCTGCCAGTCCCGTACCGGATAGTCCGGAACGTATTACAGAGGTTAGCTGCGTTTCCTTCTCCTGCGCTGTTGTAACCTTGTAAGACTCTGAATACCCGTCGTTGCTTACGGATGTAATACCGGTTCCCATCCCAGACGCATCCTGCACAGCCATAGTATTGAGCAACTGGCAAAATGTATCCTGGATCTGCACATGTACCTGCTGTTGAAAGTCCGTGGCCGTATCCTTGTCATATGCCTCCTCAAATCTCTTTGCCCGCATATGCGTAATTGCATTCAGCTTGATCTCTGCCAGTTTGGATAATCGGTTAAATTCCTTCTCGTCCGTGATGCTATTATAAAGGGAGCCGTATTGCTCCCACGTTATGTAAGACATACTGCTCCCTCCGTTTTTACTCTTCTGCGGGATCCTGATCTTCTGCCTTGGTCTTTTTGGGGACTTTCTTGGCTTTCAGATCTGTGATCTCCTGTTTCAGTGCTACATTCTCTGCTTTCAGATCAGTGATCTCTGCAAGTAACTTCTTATCCTCTTCTCTTTTGGAGCTTACTCCCATTCCTACTGTTCTCATATGCTACCTCCTACGCCTGATAGCTCAGATAAATACCAGCTACTTTGTTCTTGTAGACATCCACAAGACCGTACTTGCGGTACTTGATGATATCTGCATCAGCATCCGGATTGGAAGATGCTGGGATCACATTAGATACCACATGCTTGTCATGCTTGATGATGGCAGGCTTATGGATGATCATAAAGTTGATAGGCTTTGCAGCTTCCTGTACCATCTCATAATAAGAGGACATAGAGCCTGAGGATGCACTTGAACCAGCTACAGGAGAATAAACTCCACCACTCTCCGTGTAATATGTCTTGCTGGTTACAGGTGTAAGATCCTTAGTCTTTTCGTACTTTGCAGTTCCCTTGCGATAATGACCTGCCTCCTCACCTGCAGATTTACCATCCAACAGATCGATGGAAGTATAAAATCTTCCCTGCGGTACAGGCTTCCTAATGGTAAATGCCGCAAGAATCTCCTTGGACTTATAGGTATCCATCATCAGCAATCCATTTAACAGATTTGCAGTTGCGTACAGGATTCTCCCTTCTTCCGGCACCTCATCGTTATCCATCGTATTCTTTGCCTCCAGCAGTTCTGCGAGGAACTCTTCTGCGGTGACAATCTTCTTGGCTTCTCCCTTGGAAATGCCCTCAGTGCCTGCAAGTGTAGCAAATGTGAATGCATCCGCTTCCGGTGCTACCTTGGTACGCATAAGTTCTGCACCCGCCATGCCAAATGCAAGATTATAGGTTTCCTGATTATCCATAGCATCTACGGACAGTTTGGCACCACGGTCATAGTTGTATTCCGTGGATGCCCACCTGAAATCCACAGTTCCCTGTGTATAACCACTGTTGCGGTCATAATCGCCAAGACCGGTTATAGCAATCTGAGGATATATAATCTCCTTTGCGTTTGCGCCAGCTCTTGCCATTGCAGGATCTCCTGTCAGATCACTGGTTACAGATTCTCTTTTGTATACCTCATCAAGCAGAGGTACATAGTTTTTGGCTAATGCAATTGTGTTAGGCATTTATTTTCCTCCCTACTTTGTTTCTGTCGCAGGCGGAAGTCCCATTGCAGCTCTCATTGCAGCCTCATCTGCATTAGCACTGCCTCCGGTTCTCACCTGTCCAATCAGATTTCCAGTTCCTACCGGATTAGGCTCCGGCTCTCCGAAGAGCATTTTACTGTCTTCTGCTTCTGTTAAGGTTTTCAGTGCTGCCGCAATGTCTTCTTTCTGGTTTTTGGATGCTTTCAGCGCGTTTACATCCAGCAGAGCCATAATTGCCCTAGGATTCTTTCCCTTAGCAGCTGCAATACTTTCCTTTACAAGATCACTGAAGTCCCGGTCCGCAATCTTGGAATCGTAATCTTTCTGAATATTCTTCTTTTCCTCTTCCAGATCACTGATTCGTTTGTTGAGTCCTGTGACATCCACATCCTTGAATCCATCTAACTGGGTCTGCAAATCTTTCATTGCAGTATCATTAGCCTTGATGGTTTCATTCGCTGCGTCCAGCTTCTTGGTCTGGTTGTCATAATCGGTCTGGGTCTTGTAGTTTTCGAGTACAGCTTTTTCAAAGTCCTTTTTCTTATCTTCAGGTACTTCCAGTCCATACTCTTTCATGATTTCAAAAATGTTCTTCATATTGTCCTCCTAAAATATTTTGTGAATCGCACTTTCTGCGATATGGGATAATCGCGGAAGCAGGGATCGAACCTGCGACCTCCGGGGCATGAACCCGGTGAGCTGCCTCTGCTCTATTCCGCCATCGTAGAACAAAAAAAGAGCCATGGATCAATTCACTTGGAATTGATCACATCGGCTCTAGGCTCTACATTGATCACTATTTCATTTTTACATTTCTTGCAGTATGCCGGGAAATTACATATCTTCGTATTCGGCAACACTTTTAAGAAGTGCGGATTACCACATTTCGGGCATTTGCACCACTTAGAACTCATATATTACCAACTTTCTCCTTTTGGTTGGCTTAAGTGTCTCACAAGATGTATTATAAAGCAAACTTATGTTTGTTTCAATATTTTTTTACTCCAAAACCCATTCTTTTAGTTTGGCAGACTTTTCTTCCTCTTCTTTCAGTTTTTTTTCATTTTCTTCCGGAGTATCATTATATATTTTTACAACATCCTTTAAGTCTTTTCCCTTCATTTCAGTTCTCTCCACTCTATTCCATAATCCTCCATCATGGTTTCCAATGCTTTTACATGTGCTTCCTCCATTGACAAATAATGAGGTGCTCCATGATATTTATATATCCTTCTATCAAGTGCTCCTGATGTAAAAGGCTTATCCCCTACGCTATAAGTATACACCTTCCCGTTATGTGTTGCAATAATACCTTGCCTGTATTTTCTGTATCCAAGGCTTACGTAGTCTGCTCCATCTGGCAAAATATTAGTCGGGTGATTATGTATTGCTATAAGTTCTTTCTCCTTGTTGTTTTTTATAGCATTTCTCAATGATTCATTGTAATCTACCTGTAAAATATCTGCACTTTCAGTCTGTGATCCTTCTATCGTTCCACTCTTCGCATGTATCAGATACATGTCCTCAAAATCCGTGCCACTTCTGTGCTGAAGAATCTGTTTTGCCACAGTATATATCTGATTATTAAGCTCTGAATTATCGGAAAAAGAATCAAATTTTTTACGATACTCTGCAGAATTAATATAATCCATATCCACGACATTGCTATCTACTCTGTAAGTATCAGCTTTTTCCGATTCTGTCATATTATTATATTTTTCCCAGGCTTTCGTCTTCGTCAGATCTGATGTTTTACATTCATATCGCAATCTGTTAATATCCGGCTTTATTTTTGCATCCTTGCAGAAGTCCTGATAATTCTTGATCCTCTGCTTAATTTTCCCGGAGATTTCCTTGGTATCCTGCCCCAACGCTGCCATTGCTTCACGCTCACGCTTCAATGCACGAATTTTTCTTTCCAACGTCCGCATTTTCTGTGTAATCTGGTAGTAATCGTAAGTTTTTCCATCTATCGTGACGGGATCCGGCTGCGGGTCCTCATCCGGAAGACTGCTGCCGATGAACCATACATAATGCTTATGTCTGCAGTTATACCCGTGCAGGCCTAAAGGATCGTTCTCATGAATCCCATCCGCACTATATCCCGTTGCCCTCCACAGATCTGTTATATAATCCTGCCCTATCCGTCTTGCCTCAGAACTGTAGTCCTCCCCCTCTTTGATGTAATATACCCGTCCCTGCCACTGTTCGTGGTTGGCGTGACCATCACCGGTATTACGTGCTCCCCAGTGTTTGGATACATATACCAGGTTTTCTCCGGTCCTTGTAATGTTTTCATCCATGATTTTAGCAACAATCTGACCGGACCCCGTTCTCACTGCCAGTTTCACCGCGGTATCAAGCTGCATACTGTAGCCGGAAGAAAAGTCAATGGTACGCAGGCCACTATCTGCAAGGCTATGGACCGTGTCATATATCACCTGCTCCCGGCTGAATGTTCCGGTACATACCTTGATCATTGCCTTATCCAATTCTCTTCGATATAGGTTTTCCATCGTTTCAAAACCTGACATGGTTTTAAATCCTGTCGATCCTGCCAGGCTTTTCATATTCTCATTTGTTTGTTTCCTTATAGCTTCCACCAGCTGCGGCAGATAAGAATTGTCGGTAATTTCTTTCCCTGCCTGCTTCCAGGTTCTCAGATCATCCAGATAGGACAGGTCTGCTGATTCCTGCATAACCTGTCCGCCTGCTGCCTCCGCCGCCTTCAGAATCTCTTTCAACAGTTTTTTCACCGTCTTCTTATGTTCCAAAGTATTCTTCGCAACCTCTTTCCGGAATTCCGGGTTTGACTGTAACAGTTTCATTGCCGCTTTCCGTATTTTCGCCGGACTGTACCCTAACTGTTGAAGGCGCTGTGCTTCAATCTCTGCTGTCCTGGAATATGCCATTGTTGCCAGGATCCGTTGTGCCACATCCACGATCACACTGTGTTCCAAATACTGAAACAAAGGAAGCAATGCCTCGCCGATGATCTCTTCCTGTTCATTTGTCAGCATTAGTCTTCATCCTCTCCGGTAGGCTGGTCCTCTTCCTCCTGCAGTTTTTCTTTTACCAGTTCCGTTGCCTCATCTTCTGTCAGGCTATATGCCTCCATCAGATACCAAATTGTCAGTTCAGGGATATCGAAGGAAAGCGCGTCATTACGCTTACGTTCCAATTCTGCCTCTCGATCGGTAATATAGCTGTCATCGAAGTCTACCAGGATCTCCTGATCCAGCGTAAAGGACTTACCTTGGAATGTGTTAGCAAACCACATCACTGCCTTACAGATATCCTGTATGTACCGGATAGCCTCCTGACGCTGTCGGTTGAGTTCCTGCATCTGATCTTGACGCTCTCCCATATACTCCGTTGCCGTGGTAATCTGACCATTCTCAAAGCTGTATTTCTTCGTACCATAACCAAAGGACATGGACAGCAGGGACAGTGCCAGCTCAAATGACTTGGTGATCTGATCCACTCGGATCTCCGGATTATACTCCTGGATCATTCCCTTTTCTTCCGGAAGTTTCTCGCCTGTGAATACAAAAAGTTTTTTCTGTTCCGGTGTCAGTTTCGGTTTTCCATTGTCGTCAAATTCACATAGTAACTCATTCACCAGGATAATCTTCTCTGCTTTGTCCAAATCTGAAAAGAGAACATTATAACACAAATCCACTACCTTGAGTGCCGGTATTGCATCCCAAAGCTTGGGTAATCCATACCCTATCATATCATCCAGGTTGTTTACCTCTGCATTGCGCATTACTGCAAATGGCTTCACCTCTCCCAGTTGTGCTGTTACCGCTTTATCTTCTACTTCCTCTCCCTTTTTATTGAAAACGTGAGTCTCTGCCATGTATTTTCCATTGTCCACTGTAAACAATACAAGTGTCGTCTGCTTTTCTCCTTTGACAAGTGTACTCCCAGAAAAAGCAGCTTCTGTCACAATGTCATTTTCCACTGTCAGCGGAGTGAATGCATCTGCCTCCACATAGTTCAGTTTGATATCTCCACCCTTTACACTTTTATCATCCATAAAAGTTGCATTATCCAGTCTGATATAGCATGCTGCAGTTCCATCTGCTGAAGTTTTTTCAAGTTGCTTGCGATACTGTGTATTAAACTGATTCTTATTCAATACATCTTTCACAAAATCATACTGATCTCCATCTCCTGCGTTGATCTCCAACACCTCACACAGATTCGCATCATCCGAACAGCATCTTTTGCCAAAATTTAATCTGGTCAGCTCATATTGCTGTCCATTAACCGTTTTGCGCTTATGAAAATTCTCAATTATTCTGTTGCTATACCAGTCATCACATATCTGAATTTTCCCCAGTGCATTATCATTCACTGTATATCCCTTTGTCTGTAAGAAATTTTTAACGCATCCTTCCATGTTCTTCTCCTTCTGTTGCACCGGTGCAACTTTACCTGTCTAAGTCTACATACTCCACAAAATCCAACCAGGTGTAGCATTCCGCATCCCACCAGTCATTACAGTTACCTATATTTTTATCTTCTGGCTGGTTTGGATGGTCCTCGTCCCATTTTAGGTTTCCTATTGCCTTTCGCAGATGTTCACACTTCCGATTAATCTTTATCCGGCCGGTATTTAACAACCTATCCATTGTTCTTGGTCTTTCCGATATTTCATTCTTTCGACATCCCTTTATGTTCTGATATGGTAGTCCTGCCTTTTTTGCAGCACTCCGCAAGCTGTTTATCATTGTTGTGCTGGCACTGTCCGGGAACACCCAGTCGATTCTCCCGTATTTATCTCTGCATCGGATATAGAACTCCACAAACTTTTTGCAGATCATGTCCGCATCAATGTCGTTTGACAATGGCAGAAAATCCTCTTCTGCTGTCCGCATGTCATGATATCTATTAAAATACAGTTTTAGAACATACGTTGTCATAGATCCATTTCCGCCAAAGTCAATACCCAGCGTTACCTTGAATGGTTTATGTATCAATTTCCCATTTTTATCCCTTTCAAGTAACGGATCTGTCTCCTCATCATACAAATATGGCTCATTATTGTTTGCAAACTTAGGAAATACGATTCCCTCTGCAACCGCACGATCTCCCTTTATATCACGCCGGTACCACACCGTGTCTTTCTGATAGGTAATGAGCACTGCCCGGATCTGCTCATCCGTCATGCTCATATTATCGACTAAAGTAAAGTGCCCGTAGTTATAGCCGTAATCCGAATGCAACACCTGCTGTTCCTCATGAAATTTCAGGATATCTGTGTAATACCAGTGTTCTTCCTCTTTAGGGTTCAGGTCATGAAATATCTTACGGTCAGAGCTGGATAATGTTCTGTCAAATACCTCTTTCAGGAATTTCTGATGACATTCGTTTGCTTCAGTCACATATGCCATACCGTATGTATTACCCTTAATCAGCTTCTCGTCGCCATCTTTTCCGCCACCAGATACCAGCACGACCTTCTCTCCGGTTTTTGTCTGCACATACACACAGTCTCTATCCTTGTATTTTCCTTCCCGGCATCTGCCCTCGAAGTAATTCAGCAGACCATACCCATCGCAATCAAGGATATTCAATTTTGCGGTAGCGTTTGATACCCCTGCTACCAGATGAATCTTGTTCTTATGTGTTTCCAGCAGTGTGCAGAAGATTAATGTCTGCAGCACATTTTTCCCACCACGCTTTCCACCCTCCGCCACATTAAACCAGCTATGTATGCAGCGTAGAAAATATTGATATTGCCGTTCACTGAACGGTGCCGGCTTATTCATTTGCCTGCTCCTCGAAATCTTCTATTTTGCGGTTGGCTGCCGGATTTTTCAGGATGTCTGCTATAGTCTGCATGTTTTTCAAAATATCCTCTGTGCTATTATCATTTGCTTCGGCACGTTTCTTTTCATATTCTGCCCGGTACTTGCTCTCGGGGTGCATCAGGAAATACTTTGTAAGCCAGTTAATAGCCTTTTGCCTGTCCTCCAGTTTTATGGATACACCATATTTTCCATCCTTCACCTCCCGGATCAGCTGCGTATCCGTATTTACTGATGCTTTTAAATCGACAGCACTGATTGATTTCTTCTCCTGCGTTTCAGGATCCGTATATTCTTTTTCACTGAATGTCAGGTAATTGCCAATGTCCGCAAATGCTATCCGCATCTGCAATTCTACTATATCCTCAGTACCCGTAACGATCTGCTGTCGTTTCAATTCCTTCAGACGTTCTATCTCTGTTCTTACCCTAACATTTCCTAACAATCGGGGGCCTGCGCAGAGTGCAGATTCGTATGTGCATCCGTATGCCTTCTGGTAGCTCTGAGCTGCATTAAATGATTTACTGTAATATACGCAGAAAATCTGCTGTTCCGAGGTTAGTTCATCGTTCTGCAGAGTATCCTTCGTGCCATCATCCGCAGGTGGGTTTTTAACCATTTTTTCCTTATCCGAACGTTCGCGTTCGGATGCCGAACGTTCGCCATCCCATCCATGTGTACTTTTCCATCGTCTGACAGTCCCGGGAGGCACTTCCAAGGCATCTGCAATATCTACCAGTTTCATTCCTTGCTTATACATTTCATGTGCTTTATCACATAGTGGATTTTTCTTCGCTGACACCTGCTGCCTCCTTTCTTCAAAAATAAAAGAGCCGGCACATGGACTTCTCCATGCATCGGCTCAGTGGCTCTTTCAATTCATAGTTTCCCTATATTCTTCTATTTATCATAAAATGAATATATGTCTTTATATTCCACCCCTTTGTCGCAATCAGGGCATGTGTATTCATAACATCTTACCTGCTTTAATGATTCGGTGCACATTTTGCACAAAATCCATTTCCTGCATCACCATTTTCAAAATCATCCAAATCAAATACTCGCCCACAATCAGGACATGTAAAATATCGGCCCACACACTCATCGCATACATACCCACCATTGTAGTGTTGATATTCTGCTCCTTTTTTTCCACAACAAATACATTTAGCCATTGTTTCATTACCCCTTTCTGTTTTAGGTATTATTTATTGTACCATGAATTACTTCATTGTTCAATTTTATAACTATTATTTAATAAAAAAGGATGTCCTCTTCACCAAGGTCATTTTATCCTCCACATTAATGTACTCCTTTTAGGGATGCACCGGTGCAATTCCGGTGCGTTTGCTATGCTACTCTGTTGTATTTGTGTTGCATTTCTTCAATATCATCAATTAAGTAATACTGGACCGTCATATCCGGCTTTGCATGACCTAACAGCTTACTCACCAACAGTACATCCCCAGTCTTGCGATACAGTACACTTGCAAATGTCTTACGATACACATGCACAGTTGCTGTTATCCTGGTTACTCCTCCCCGGACAGCCATTTCTTTAGCCAGCTTTTCGATGCCATATTCTTTCATTCTGTTATGCGGTGCCCGATCTGCCAAAAACAGCGGATTAGTCCCGGGCCTGTCCCCGATATAATTTCGTAGTGCCATCACCGCTACTGGCGTAAGCATTCCGGTGCGGTAGGTATCCGTTTTTTTGGCATAGATTGATACCTGCCTGTGCACTAAATCAATATCTGACACATTGAGAGCAGAGATCTCGCTTACACGCATACCGGTGCAGATCATTAACTCAAACAACGCCTTTTCCTTGGGTGTCTGCAATGCATAGCGGATAGTTTCCACTTCCTCATCTGTCAAGCGCACTTTCTTCTTTTTGACCTGCTTCACTCGATCCACACCGTCAATGATATTGTTGGCAATGTGCTGTTTGCGGAATGCCCAGCCGAAAAATGTGCAGAGATACCGATATATGGTGGACTTATAATTTTGGCTGATATGGTCCCGGTAGCTCCTGACAGCAAGGTAATCAGTGATATCCTGCGCTGTCACATATTTATAATTTTTTCCAACATGATCAAAAAACTTACGGATAATACCGATATAGCTCCGTATTGTCCCAGCATGTAGTCCTGCTGCCACGCCGTCTACACAATACCTTTGCATTAACCACTCATTGTCATGCTCCATAGTCATAGGCAGCTGTTTGATCTCTGCCAACTCGAAATCCTGCATTTTAACATAAAGAGTGATTTTCATGCGGTCAATCTGTTCCTTGCTTAAAAAATCGTTCAATTCATAGGCAACTTCGTTGATCAGGTCGTTTTTCGTCATAAGCGCACCTCTTTCATGTTGCCTAAGGTATCACATTATGATATGATGTCCTTAAGCAGTGAGCGGTAGATGCTATCTTTGGTCGGATGGTCTACCGCTGTTTTTATGTAACGATTGCAGTCCTTCTGCAGCTGGAATTTCAAATTGTGTATTATGATACTTATTACACTTTTAACATTTTTCCTTTTTCTATCACTTCTTTCACTGTCCGGATGGATTCCGGGAATGCCGCTATTATTTTTTCGCAAAAATCCATCATCCCGTTCTCCTCCACTAAAACATAATGGCATTTCCTTCTTTGTGATATACTAAGCCATCTTGCAGCATTTCTTTCCACTCTTCCTTTGTTGCCTTGAATTTACCAAAGGTAGTTGCATTAACTTCGCACCATTTGCACAATTTGTCCAATGTTTCAAACACAGGGCTTATGGGGCTCCCTTCACTCGTAGTATCCCACAACTGATAGCCTTCTCCCTTCGGTGGTTCGCAGAGTTCCTTTAATTTGTCCTTAATTTGCTTGAAATACTCATCAAATTTAGGGCATCCATACTGTTCTGTATCAATCCCTTTGATCCTCGCAAACTCCTTACAATTTTCACAATATTCCTCATTTTGCGAAGATATACAAAACGAAATGTTATCTACAAAATATCCGTACCAAACTTTATGTAATGGATAATCAAAATCCAGTGGTACACGCTTCAATTCTCTTCCCATGTTTCTCCTCTCTGTTCCTAAATTTCAGCTTTATTGTGTAATAATACGTAACGTTACACAGGTAAATAGCTGTCTAACGCCTGCCGGATCACCCAGGAGATAGGTCTGTCCTGCTGCCGGCAGTAATCAATTAATCTCTCGTACTGCTCCGGATCCATGCTGATGTCTTTCCGGATGTTCTTCTTACCTTCTTTCCTTGGTCTCGCCATACCTATCTCCTTTCGTTACACAATTTTTCTGATATTTCAGTTTAGATGTTCATAACACCAGACTTCCATCCTGCTTTTTTAGCCTCTTCTGAAAGAATCTCATTTTCTTCAGCTATAGCCATTTTTCTTTGTTGTTTTTCTAAACAATATATTGATAAAATTTCATCCACCAACTCATTAATACTACATAACATATCTCCGTCAACCTCTTCGGTTCGTTCTGCATCATTTAAAATATTTTTTATATCTTCTGCACATTCATGTATTTTTCTCATACAAATGCCTCCATAAATCTTAATATTTCAGTTTAAATTATAAACTCCATGTGAAGATATTTACCCTCGTATTCAGTTTCCCAATAATAATCTCCCTCGTACCAATCTTCTCCCTTGCATGTCTGGTCGCACCATTCTTTACAATCATCTCTGCCCTGCTCTCCACCTGTATGATAATCAGTAATATCAGCAAAATCGTAGTTCATACCATCCAGTTCAATGTTTTCCTTACACCACTCCGCAATTTCTTTATTAAGTGCATTTCGTTGTTCAATTTTATCAACTATCTCTTTTGGAATCTTTCTCATTTCTACCTCCTAAATTCTAATATTTCATTTAGTTATTTACTTCTTACTGGTAATCCTGTTTTCAAATCAAACTTATAACACGTTTCAAAACACCTACATTTATCATCCATATCGTGTAATTTCTTATCAATATTGCAACCGAGCATTGCATTTCTCCCCTCTATTCCTTCTGAATGTTTGCAATGGCAACAAGTATTTTGTTTATTATTCATTTATGTTCACTCCTTCTCTAAATCCTAAAATATGTTCAGTTTCTTCTTAAAATCTTTAACATATCCTCTATTCCTTGCCGATATCCATTGTAAAAATTCTGTGCTTTTTGAACTTCGGCATTACACTTAATGCTTGCATTATATTCCAGTTCATTCGCTTTCCGTTCAATTTCTTCATACTCTTTTTTATCCATCTACTTTTCCTCCGTTAAATCCTAATCATCTTCGTATTTGTCCATTTCATCTTCAAAAAGTGCTTGCTGGATTTCATCTTCCGTAAATGCTCTTTGATGTAAACGTGTTCCGCATTGTTCGCAATAAAAGGTTCTTTCGTCATAGCCCCTTGAAATTTTTTTGCCGCATACAGGACAATTACAACTATTTAAGTAAGCATCATTATTAATCGTCTCTTTTATGTCTCGCACGTATTTCTCTCCTTCAATCCTAACTCAAAGTTTCAGTTTAGCTTAAGTTAATGCCCACTCCTTAGCATATAAAATAGCATCTCTGTTATGGATCTTTTTCGCTCTCCTTGTCTGCATGGTATTATTATTTCAAGCTTCCACCCCGTATTTGTATCCAGTGGCGTAGGATTCTCGTATTCATCCGCAGGATCTCTATAGTATAGTGAAGAGTTTGGATTGCATTCTCGAATATGCTTAGCCAGCTTTCCGTTTCTTAAATCCTCTTGGATGTTTTTATAGCAATCCATAGTAGTAACTATATAATTCTTTTCTCCCAGAAAATTCAATCCGTTCCCACTAAATACATCCTCTTTGCAGCTCTTGATTTCATAGCAAGTGAATATCCCTTTTTCTATCGCACTGATTGCAGTTACTCCAGAAGGCTCAAATTGCATGAAATCAACTCTTTTAACATCACTTGTTCCGTAGTCTATGCTCACTTCGCTTGCGTAATACTTTCCTCTTTTGCAAAGCCGATCAGTGACCAACAGATCTCCCAGGAACCGTGTTATTTCTCCTCGTTTCATTGTCCCTCCACTAAATCCTAATATTTCAGTTTAGGGATTGATTTTTCGAATGATAAATGATAAATTAGACCTATTCAAAACAATCTAATGGTCATTTATGGTCATTAACAACTAGTCGAAGTTGCCGCTTCGGCTTTTTTGTTGCCACATTCGTTCAGTACCCGTATTTTTATCACCTTCTTTCATATTATTAATAAAGGATTCCCAAAAAGTGCATTTCATTTTCTTTTTTTTTGCTATTTGCCTCTTTTTTTAAATGAGTTCGACTTTTTAAGTTCAAAAAGTTGAACTCATTTTTAATTAGCCAAATGGTCTTTTAGCTCCGCTAATTTAATAGGTGCACTTTGTGTTATCTTGGAAAAATCTAAGTTACCCTATCTATTTTCTTTGCTATTGCCCTTATATTATCGAGTACATGATCGCAGCATTTCCAGATAAGCCAACTGCAATCTCCATCTTTTTCAGCATTCATTACTTGTGTTATTATGGATATATGTTCATCTGGTAATCTTTCTACAATTGAATCCCATTTAGTAGAGTCAATCCACCTTTTAAATCTTGGCTGATAATATCTGACTTCTTCATTTTTTACTTTCATGTATTCTCCTAGTTTTCCCTAATGTCTGATATCTCATGGATTTTCAAAATATAATACTTCTTTTCAGGCTCCGCGCCCCATTCCACCTTTCCGGTGCCAGTCTTTAGCGTGCACTTTGCTACAAAAGAGGGGCTGTTGCCAGAGTAACCGTTCCGGAATCGGATTTCCCGGATGGCGGAGCCATTAAACTGGTCGAATTTCCACAGATTTTTAAAACGCACCTGATAATACGGTGTCATCTCCCGGTATTCTTCCTTTTTTTCGCCTGATAAGATCATATCAAACCATTTCTTTTTTATGGGTAATGTCAGCATGACTGCTGCCTCCTTCCTGCCACTCCAGCCCCATCATGGTCAACTCCCCATAAGAAAAGCTCCTCTTAAATCCGGTTTTGCGGTCGCGTGCCTGGACCATGTATGGATAAATTGCGGTTACCTCGTATTCTCTGACCTCGCTGATAAATCGGTGTTGTCCCCGTCCGCGGGTCTCCAGCGGCTCCTCGATGATCTTGTGTTCTGTTTTGATGATAGTGCCTATTTGTATATTGCGGATGCGTGGGGCAGGATCCGGCAGAAGATTGCCGTCCCAGTCCTTATACTCCTGCATTGTTGTCTCCTTCCCGGACGACTGCTGCCTCTTGGTATCAGCGGCCGCCCCGTGGCTTCGTTTACAGTGTCTATTGTGATTCACTTTATCCAAAAGGCTTATTGATTTTTCTGGGCTGCCAGTGCTTTCTGTACGGCAGCATAGTAATTATTCACTCCTGCAATCAGGATCTCCGTCTCGGTCTTTGCCATTTTTTCGGCGCAGTATTCCAGTCGCCGCTTTTCCTCCGGCGTCATCCGGATAATCTTGCTTATTGTTCTGCTTTTCATCTCTGCGCTCCTTTCGTGTATATACAAATTTGTATATACATCATCCCCACTTGTTATAAGTCAGGGCATCCTCGCTCCAGTCCGGATAATGGTCCTGCAAATACGCTCGGAAGAGTTGCAGCATCTCCTCCCGTCTGCCCTTGTTTCCGTTATCCAGCATCTCATGGTGACTCTGGCAGCCCAATGCACCATTCTGCGGGATCCCGAGACCACCCCGGGAGCGCGGAATGTAGTGCATGATGCTCTGCAGCTGCTGCCCGTACCAGGTGACGTCCTCCATGTGATATCCCATACGGCAAAAGATGCACTGGTACAGATCCCGCTCCTTGATGCTCTGACGAGAGGCGGCATTAAACTCCCT